TGATTATTCCACGCTTGACATTTTGCTATAATTGTTATATTATAGTAATATGCGTAACAGAAATATATTTGCAAGTGTATTTCTTCTTGTGGCTGAACAACGCTTAAGCGGGTGTAAGGCATGGGTAGAGAGGGTTATGGCCGAATGGCTGAAGACACTCTATTCAGTTGTAAGTAGGGACCATCTAACTATTAGATTGGACGCTTCCCGGAAGCTTGTGGGTAAACCAATAAATCCCACCGAGAACGCTAAAACTTGTATAAATAACTATGAGGCCGATTATACAGGCCACACGAAGACAACGAATACGAAAACATACAAAGGAGAAAAATATGGATTTTGAAAGTCTAAAACAAAGTCAAAGTAATTTTGACGCTATCACAAAAGCTCTGGAAACTAAACTAGCTCCAGAAGACCAAGCAAACAAAAACAAATATCAGGATGACAGGTTTTGGAAACCTGAGATGGACAAGAGTGGTAACGGTTATGCCGTTATTCGTTTCTTGCCAGCATCCAATGGCGAAGATATGCCATGGCAAAGAGTATGGTCTCACGCCTTCCAAGACAAAGGTGGTTGGTATATTGAGAACTCTTTGACAACACTTAATCAGAAAGACCCCGTATCTGAAGAAAATACTAGACTTTGGAATACAGGCCTTGATAGTGATAAAGAGATTGCTAGAAAAAGAAAGAGAAAACTTTCCTATTATTCTAACATCTATGTTGTATCTGACCCAAAAAATCCTCAGAATGAGGGTAAGGTGTTCTTGTACAAGTTTGGTAAAAAAATCTTTGACAAGATTACGGAAGCGATGCAACCGGCTTTTGAAGATGAAACACCAATCAATCCATTTGACTTTTGGAAAGGTGCCAACTTTAAGTTGAAACTAAGAAAAGTTGATGGCTATTGGAACTATGATAAATCTGAATTTGAGAGTGTATCACAGATTAAAGAAAGTGATGACCAAATTAAAGCAATTTGGGGACAACAACATTCTCTAAAACAATTTGTCGACCCTAGTAATTTTAAGACCTATGATGAACTCAAAGAGAAACTGAATAGGGTAATTACGGGTTCACAAAGCACTGTAACTGCTGACCAAGTAGACCTCCCACCAACGGCAGCGAAATCAGTGAAAAGTGAAGATGTATCTGCTATGTCAAGTAATGTTAATTTACCTGAAAGTGAACTAGATAATGATGAAGATGATACTTTATCATATTTCAGTAAATTGGCAGACGAAGACTAGTATCTCTCTCTCAATTACATCTTAATACTTTGAAAGGGCATCCGAAAGGGTGCCCTTTTTTATTGGAGCCTTTAAAAATCATATAAATAGTAGTATGGCAAATATATTCGACCCCTTAAAAGATTTACAAGGTAATCAATTAAAGTCTGCTAGATGGTACAGAAATGCAGCCTCTTTGATTACTGATAGAGCATCACAAACTAGATTATTGCGTGAAGGTAAAATAAACGGCAGACCTAGTGCAGGCCGTATGAATATGTTTGTGTATGATGCAAAGACTAAAGCGAAGTTACCATATTGGGACGCTTTCCCTTTGGTATTACCTGTAGATACATTTAGAGGTGGTTTTGTTGGTCTTAATTTTCATTATTTGCCTTATGGTGTAAGATTTAAATTATTAGAACAATTACAAACTTTCGCAAGTAATGACAAGTTTGATAGTAGTACAAAGTTACAAGTTGGTTATAGTAGTTTAAAAGGACAAAGTATTATAAAACCGGCAGTTAAAAAATATTTGTGGCGACAAGTCAGGTCAAATTTTAGAAGAATTGATGTTGATGAAATGGCTATCGCATGTTATTTACCAGTTGCCGACTTCCAAGGTTCAACACTTGGTAGAGTATTTGCAGCTGCAAGGAGAATTATCTAATGGCAATTTTAAGAGGTGGTAGACGAATTGGTAACTATGATATTCGTATCGGTTTTCCAAGAGATAGGTCGTTAGACAATGTAGAAGGTGACCCTAGGTTAAAAAGAGCACCAGGCGGTGGTAGAGAATCCACTATTAACAGATTTATTGCAAACATAAACCAAGGTGAAGGCCTTGCAAGACCAAATAGATATTTGGTTGTATTTAATCCACCTGAAAAATATAAATTAGGTTCTGTAGGTAATAAACAAACAGAATTTGGTCCGCCACCATATAGAAGATTTGAACAGTACAATCAAATGGACTTAAAACGAAATGTTGGTATGATGTGTAACAAGGTGACTATGCCTAGTAGAGATGTTAATACGACAGCTGTTCAGTTATATGGTCCTGCTAGAGAGATACCATACTCTTATAGTTTTCCAGGTAATATTGAAATGACTTTTTATGGTGACAAGTTTTTAAGACAAAGAGTTTTCTTTGAAGAGTGGCAAAAGTTAATTTATGACTTAGGCACACACAATATGAACTTCTATGATGATTACATTGGCACAGTTGATATTTTACAACTAGGTGCATTTGAAAGTAATGATGATAGAGATAGAGTTACATATGCAGTAAGATTATACGAAGTTTATCCATCAACTATTGGTTCTATGGAATATAGTTATGGTGCAAACGACCAAGGTGTCAGTATACCGATTACATTTAATTTTAGAAGTTGGTATAACTTAACATCTGGTGAATTAGCAGACGCAACAATAGGTAAATCATTTGGTGATGTGCCTACAATTAAGGCGTCTAAAGATTTTGGTTTGTTTGGTGGCATATTAGATAAATTACCACCAGAACTAAAACGAGCTGGTAGAGATGTGCTCAACCAGGTTAAACGAAGCATACCGATTGGTAGAGCGACAGGTGGAAGAGTATTCCCACCATTTTTATAATATAACAAGGAGATATTATGTCATTACCTATATTAGAAACAGCGAAGTATGAGTTGACATTGCCCTCACAAGATATGAAAGTGTCATATAGACCTTTTCTTGTAAAAGAAGAGAAGTTACTATTGATGGCCTTGGAATCACAAGAAGGCAAACAAATCACAAACGCATTAAAGAGCATTGTAGATGCCTGTACATTTGGCACCCTCAATGTTTCGGCATTACCAACATTTGATTTAGAATATATTTTTCTACAAATCAGAGCAAAGTCAGTTGGTGAGGTCGCAAAGTTAAAAGTAAAATGTCCAGATGATAATGAAACTTACGCAAATGTAGAAGTAGATTTATCAAAGGTCGAAGTACAAGTAGATGAAAGTCATACAAACGAAGTACAAATTAATGATAACATTAAAATGATTATGAAGTATCCGACAATTGATAGTTTTGATGCAGATGTTGACGCAACAAACTTAAAAACGGGTCAAATGTTTGATATGATTGGTGCATCTATTTACCAGATTTATGATGGTGAAACAGTACACAATGCTAAAGACTATAAAAAAGAAGAGTTAGACGCATTTATCGAAAGTTTATCTTCAGTGCATTTTGAAAAAGTACAAAAGTTTTTTCAAACTATGCCGAAGTTACAACAAGAGATAGAAGTAGAAAACCCTAAAACTAAAGTAAAGAGTAAAATGATGTTACAGGGGCTTGCCGATTTTTTCGTATCGCCCTCTCACACGACAACCTAGAAAACTATTTCCAGGTTAATTTTGCGTTAATGCAACATCATAAATATTCTTTAAGTGAATTAGAGAATATGTTGCCGTGGGAGAGGGAGATATATGTTAACCTCTTGGTGCAACATATAAAAGAAGAAAACGAGAAGCAAAGAGAGAGGCAAAATCGTGGAAAATAAAGAAAAGATAGTTGTACCTGCTGATAAGTCATCTATATCTAAAAAGGTTAGTTTAGATTTAGAAGTAGATACATCTGTTAAAGATTTAGGTCCAAATCCATATGCAAAGATAATTCATATGGCAAGGGCTATTGATGCTTGGAGAATATTTCCAAGAATATTCATTACAACATACATTTTTCTATTATACAAAGTAGTAATATGGTATATGGAATTACCAAATCCAACAATGGAACAATCAGGCTTAGTTAGTATCGTAGTTGGTGCTGGTGCGGCTTGGTTTGGTTTATATACAGGTAGTAGAGCAAAAGGCAAATAATAAATGGCAGAAAACGGTACAACTAAAGGTTCAATGATGGCGGCTATTCAGTCCGCTCAGATGGCTGTTGGTTCAGCAATCAAAGGTGCTGCTGGTGCTGTATCGTCACCTGCTGATTTAGAACAAACATCTATCTTAGATAAAATAAAAGAAGTAGCAATTGATACCAGAGAAGGTATTGAAAGTATGGCCAATACAATGGCCGAAGCATTGGCGTTTGACAAAGAAAAGTTTAGAAGAGAACTAGACGCTGCTAGAGAAGCAGAAAAAGAACGACTAAGAATGATGTCAAATTCAGATGCTAAGATACCTATGCCTACAAAAGAAGAGGCAACTGGTGGTTTTGGTAAACTTGGCATAGCAGGTATAATTGCTTTAGCTGGTTTTGCCAAAGCATTAAATATAGATGAAATACTAAGATTACCACAACAATTAAAATCAATCAAAGCAATGGCCACATTTGCTAAAGGTGTTGCTACTATTGCAACATTTGGTTTTGGTCCTAAAATTTTAGATGCATTAAAAGCTTTCTTTAGAAGTTTTGATTTAAAATTAATACGACAAAGATTTGCTGGCC